TTGCGAGGAACGGGGCACCAGTATCTCCCATCACCGGGTCCTTGAGGGGACCAAGCTATATTACTCTTGCGGACAGGCCGTGGTCGAGCCGTAGCTTTACTCCACTTCGTGCGCAAAGTTGTAGTACCTTTCATCAGAGAACACCTCGGGGGTGGTGTCCAAGATCAGGCGGCCAGTAAGATCATCCATGTCGTAGAGACCAACGTCGTATTTAGCCATGACAACTTCAAGGAACTCGTCATCTGACAAGACCAGAGGTTCTGATCGAATCTTTTGATAAACGTCATCCACGGATCTGACGCCCTGCTTAGCAAACCAGGTTAAATCAACAAGCTTGACTTCGTCAAACTGAACTTGGGTAGACGAGAAACGGGAAAGGAACTTGTCACGCATGTAGGCAATATGTCGGAATTCATAAGCATAACTGAGGCACTTGCCCGCTATGTACTGTTCATCACTTATGTCTTGATTGCGGTTAGAGCGTGCATTAAACCGCATCAGTGCTTTACCAATGAGAGGAACCATACATGAGCCTTCATGTGCCGGGACAAAGAATCGGGAGAGGAATGTCAAGTCGCAATAGAAGCGGCGCTCTCGGGCCTTTAAAGCCATGCCGGCGTCGCTACAATGTCTTTTCCAACGAGACACATCGACACCTTTGTCATCAGTACCGACGGCGATATCATCGCCAAGTATTGCCACCCTTGTAGAATTCAACCGAGAGACAACGCAAAAAGCATACCATAATCCAAGGTTCCAGACAGAGTTCCTTCCAGTAGTGTCGGTCCCGCCAGTAGCAAGTTGATACTTGATAGTGGCGGAAAGGCCGTACTCATAGGAAACTACGGAAAAGGTAGTGGCATTGCGCAGATAGAATCTTACAAACCAACGGGGGGCTCCACAACGACGTAGCCAGTGTGCAAAAATCCGAGATACATCCTGAAGCTGCCTCCGGTCATTAGCGCTGAAGTCTCCTTCAAAATAACGTTGTTTGCCTTGTAAACCAGTGGCAATTTCAACGTCATGCTTCTTGTACGCAAATATGACCTTCTCAATCTCAGGGCATCGGAACTCGTCTAACGCACACGCTAATCTATTATTAAACTCGTCCATGACCGGCCCGGTCAAGACGTTGTATTCGTCGCTTCCGACGTAGATAATGCGCGGCGCCCATGATGGGTCATTCCGTTTAAGGAGGACTTCACCCTTCACCATAACAGACTTGGTGTTGAGGGAGCGGAAGTCCACATCGTGCATGTTAGCCAAGGCGCTGGCCATACGTTGTTGCTTGTCGGTGGGGAACTTTGCGACCCAACGGTCGTAAATATCCTGTGTCCAATCAAAGCTTGACATGCTGGGAAAGACGAGGTTAGCAAGCTGTGTGCATAACTTCACTATACTGGGGGCAACTCGATCCTCAGAAACGAAATTGCATCTCTTATTAAACGCTGCTAAAAGAGATGACAAATCGTTCCCCGTGACGACCGGTACTTGTTGAGAGAGTACCGGGCCCAATTGATCAAGAGGTGCGTAGGTTGGGGCATTGGTCCGTCTGGCCTCGTCCAACCTGAAGGGCACCTCAGGAACGAACTCTCGCTCCGCTATTAGGCGTAGCCGGGGCTCCCCATTGTGAATATGATCACCGAAGTCCACTGGTGCTGGGACTTCTAATTGAGGGGGAGCCACCAAGCCAGAGGCTTTGTAGTGGGAATGTCGTTTCTTGGGCACGGTTGCTGCGTTGTGTGGAATATTGAACTATACCCAGGATGTTAGGG